GTATGTCAACAGTCAATAATGACAATAGTTTGATTTCTCTTCAAGATAAAACACAAGATATTCAAGATGACATGCTTGAAGAATTTGAAGTTCAAAACGTAGATGAAAATGATAAGATAGTTTCAGATGTCGTCAACTTTGACAATGATGTTATTGGACTTGAAGATGACGTTGAGGTTCAAGATGAAGATGATGTTGGAGACGACGATGTAGAAGTTGAAGATGCGGATGATGAGGATGTTGAAGATGTTGAAGATGTTGAAGATGTTGATGTTGAGGATGATGAAGATGTTGAGGATGAAGATGTTGAGGATGAAGATGATGAAGATGATGAAGATGATGAAGATGATGGAGATGTTGAAGATGATGAAGATGTTGAAGATAATGAGGATGAAAATGAACATGATGATGTTACAAGATTTACTGAAAGTTATGAAGTTGAAACAAAAAGTAAAGAAAATAATATTATTCAAAATAAATTGCCGATTTATAAAGATGTATATATTGGTTCAAAATCAAATAAGTCTTTATTATTAAATGAACACGATGAATTATCTCATACAAAGGAAAATAACATTAAAGTTGTCAATGTTGATGACAAAAAATTAACAATCCCTTCTACAGAACCAACATTCATTAATAAGAAAAGACATTTTTTAGACTTGAAGAAGAGAGCAAAAATTAATCTTCAACTCCAAAAAGTAAACAACAATAAGTCTGCATCGTTCTATTAATAAATAAAAAATATGATATAATGGAATAAATACACTTAAATGACACCTTTCATCTTTGCTTTAGTTGCATCATCTATAATTAGTTTAATAATGGTTTTTAGTAAAGCTAAAGACAATCAAGAAAATACATCTAATTATGCAGTGAAAGTCTTTGTAGTTAGTTTTCTTGTTATCTTCATATCACATACATATTTGATGGGAGATGCAACAAGTTGTCAAGAAATTGATATTGGAGAACCACCCTTCTAATCTAATTTTCTTATATCTTCATTAAATAATATATAAGATATGTTGAAAAATTGCATTGATTTTTGTGAGTGTATTACCACAAATATATATTTTAAGTTATTTGTTGTTTCGATTTTAGGAACTATATTGACATTTGTTGATGATATAGATGTGTTTTATAACAAATTAATATCAATATGTGCAATGTTCTTACTTATCCTAATGTCTTTCACACATTTAGAAGAATTTGGCACAATTTTATTATTGACATTACTTACCATACTCAATGTTAATCTTGTTTTAAAAAACAAGAAGGATAAAATAACTAAATAAAAATTTTGATATTATTTCTTACTTGCATTGTGTTGCATTTTACTATTTGAATCTTCAATTGTGTGAATAACAAATTCATTCTCTTTGAACCATTTGTTTTTGCATATTATCTCAATAAGTTTTGAAGCATCTGACATTTTTGATGTTTTCTCATTACAAAATTTAAGAGCAAGAAGACAATTACCTCTGACAGTGTAATAAGTACATCTTAAACACTGACTTGAACTCATTTTTAATACTTCTATTATATAAACATGTTTTATTGAAGTATAATCAAATTTTCTTTTAAGACTCTCTTAGAGTTCAACATCTTAAATTTAAAAAATAGAATTTACCTCCATAACATCAAATTATATAAAGATACAAATTATTATTAATTTAGTACGATATTAACAATATTAAATGGGTTTTAAGGTTGCTATCCTTGGTGCAGCAGGAGGTATTGGTCAACCACTTTCTCTTCTTCTTAAAAACAATACTCACATTTCTCAACTCTCTCTTTATGATGTAGCAAATACAAACGGAGTTGCTGCAGATATTTCACATATTAGCACTGCTGTCAAAGTCTTTGCATACACAGGTCCAGAGCAACTTGGGGAAGCATTAAGCAATACTAAACTTGTAGTCATTCCCGCAGGTGTTCCACGCAAACCAGGTATGACACGTGATGATCTTTTCAATATTAATGCAGGTATTGTTGCTTCTCTTTGTGAAGCAATTGCAAAATATTGTCCAGATGCTTGGGTAGCTATTATTTCAAATCCTGTCAATTCAACAATTCCTATTGCAGCTGAAGTGTTTAAGAAGTTTGGGACATATGATGCATCAAAACTATTTGGTGTGACTACACTTGATGTTGTTCGTGCAGAAACATTTGTTGCTGAAATCCTTGGAGTTGACCCAAAATATGTTCAAGTTCCAGTTATCGGTGGACATGCTGGTATTACAATCTTGCCTCTTTTATCTCAATCGCAACCTTCCATTGAATTGGATAATGAACAAACTAAAATTCTTATGGAACGTATTCAAAATGCAGGCACTGAAGTAGTCTCTGCTAAAGCTGGTGCTGGAAGTGCAACTTTATCTATGGCATGGGCTGCTTCCAGGTTTGTTGATTCGTGTCTCCGTGCAATGAATGGAGACAGTTGTGTAGAATATGCATATGTTGCCTCTAAGATTACTACACTTCCTTATTTTGCCAGTCGCATTTCTCTTGGACTAAATGGTATTGAGGAATATTATCCAATTGGTTCAATGGGAAAGATTGAAAAAAACAATTACGACATGATGCAAACTGAACTTATTGATAATATTAAAAAAGGCGAGGAATTTGTCAAGAATCGATATTGACACAATTAATATTTAATTTTATTATTCATCGTTTTCTTTCTTAAATGGATTAAACGGTATCAATGCATTTGGATGGTCTGGTGGGGGTGGAGAGTGAAAACATTGTAAATATGTAAAAGTACTTCCCACAATTAAAACAATATCTCTAAGTAGTTTCTGTGAAATATTTGGAATATTTAATAAAGACATAAGCATCGTTTCTTTTATTATTTGGATAATTTAAAGATATATTTTTTTAGATACATATAGTTATATGCTTTTATCATTTTCAACTTCAAGTCTTTTATTACATAACCTTACATATTCTTCATTAATCTCAAAACCTATATATGGAATACCTAATCTTTTACATGCAACACATTCGCTTCCAGACCCAGCAAAAGGAATAACAACAAGATCGTCATTGTTTTGTTTCGCTGCTTTTAATAATCGCAAACACAATTCTATTGGTTTCTGTGTTGGATGATTAACTCTTTCTTTTTCCCCTGCACCACCTACTAATGCTGCAACTTTTATCACATCTCTTGGAAGAGCTCCATTTTCATGCGCATTGTATGTTGTTTCAACGTCTCCTTTTGAAAATCGACCTTGAGTAGCTTTACGTTGTTTTCCTGCTACACTTTTGAGAAAAGAATCTGTATATGGTTCTCTTACTTCATCTACATTAAACACTTTTGATTCCTTCCAACAACACAATATACTTTCATGAGAACGTTGCCAAAATTTTAATGATGGAACATTCTTATTTGTATAATGCCATACCAACCATCGCACATTACAAGTCAGTCTTACTCTTATAAATGCAAGAATTTCACTAAAACCATATATATACATTGTCCCATTGGGTTTTAAAATACGAAGACATTCGTGTATCCATTCATCGCACCATTTTAAATAATCTTCCATTGGTTGTTTATCGCTATTGTTGTTGAAATCTTTACCTATATTATATGGACAATCACATATTATAATTTGAACTGTGTCTTTATCAATCTTTTGTAAACCCTCTACACAATCCATGAGATATACTGTATTATGTAACATTCCTCCTTACCTTAAAATCATGTTAGACTTTAAATGATTTAATATCATCATTATACCCCTTTACCAAGTGTTTTACATGGCAACTAAAAAATAATATTTATTATTACAACAATATATGCATATAATCCATTTTTTACTTACTTTTAATTTCATCGGATACTCTTCAGTTGATTCAAATTCTTCAACATAATGATTTGTAATTGTTTAATTATTACAAATTTTTAATATTTGTATAATAAAAAGTATGACTACTCATTTTACTGTTCAAGATGTTTCCCATGATTTGAACATATTGAAATCTCATGATATTGCTTTGCTTAAACATGTAACATATTATACTCAAGCATTCATTGGTGATTATAAATATACCGCTCGCGATGAAGACTTGCATGGATGGTTGATTTGTGATGGTCGTGCTCTTGACCGAGAATTATATGCTGGATTATATGATGTTGTTGGAACTAGTTTTGGTTCAAATGACGCTTTTACTTTCAAATTGCCAGACTTCCGTGGTAAAGTGCCAGGTATGATTGGAAGTGGAGCAATAGGTTCAAGCAATCTGACACCTAGAGTCCTTGGTGCTGCAGTTGGTTATGAAACACATAAATTGTTAGTTGGTGAAATGCCAAGCCACAATCATGGTGGAGTTACTGGTGCTGGTGGATTTGGAACAGGTATTGAAGACGCAGAAAATAATTTTGCAAATGGCACAAATGTTGCTGATGATGGCGGAAATCACACTCACTCTATTTCATCACAAGGTGGTGATCAAGCACATAACAATATGCAACCAACTTTGTTCGGTGGAAATGTTATGATTTTTGCTGGTCTTGTTATTCCAGAAGAAGAAGGATGACTTGTTTAGTTTATAGTTAAAGACTTAAAGACTTAAATCAAAACGAGCTCCTTTAGATGCCCAATGTTTAAGCCATTCAATAAATGACTTTAATTCTCCATATTCATCATTTTTATTTATGAACTCAGTAAGTTTCTGAATCATAATGACTGCACTTTGTGTATCATGTATTTCATAATAAAACATCTCCAATTCCCGAGGTAATTTTACTTTCTCATAATTAGAGTCATCATAATATCCTTCTCTCCATGTATGCCAAATTCGATATGAGTAATCATAGTTTTCATCTTTATACCAATCATCTTCAAATTTGTGAAGAATTGAAAGAGTATCATACTCATATTTTTCCCAATGTTCTGGTTTTATTGCATATAAATCAATACCCATTTCTGAATGTAAACATACAAGTTGATTGCTTCCTTATATAAAAATAAATGTATCATTCAATTGTTCAACATGTTATTATGTGGCAATGTGAATTTTCGCTTTTTAATAAGTCTTCTTTACATTTAATTGAATGGTATTCTTTTTCTTCTTGAATGTGGATATGTCGAATAATTCCTCTTCATTTTCTTCATCTACCATTGTTTGGTTGTGTAATTCCCATAATTCACGACTACCAATTGTAAATTCTTCATGTGGGTCTGCTTTATACCAGAAGACTTGTTCCTCTAAACGATTACTTTTTGAAGTATTATCAATAACAAGACACTCATAGTTCTCCGTGCATTGATCCATTACTTGACAAAACATTTCAAAAGTTGGAAACATTCCTGCAAAAGAATCATAAATTCTTTTTCGATTGGAAATAATATTTTCACGCAAGATAAAAATGTAGTCTATATTAGTCCTCAACTCTGGACTGACTCCTAAAACAAATTGCATGGTTAAGATGAACATTAGGCGTTTGTGTCTACCATTCATGAAGATGTATCGTATATTTTTGTCTTTTTTCCATGCATTATCATACAAACAATCATCCATAATTAAAAATGCTCTTGGGTCTATTGAGGTTCTTCCATATATTTGATTTTCTTGGTTTAGTTTCTTCATAATCATAGTTTGTCTCCTTAAAACATTATCAATAATCTCTGGTTTATATTCGTCATGAATGAAAATAGGTGGTATCATTGTGCTAAAATTGCGATTTGCACTCTCTGTTGGATTTATGACAGTTCCTATAGGAAAATCACGTTTGTAATAAAGGATATCTTTTATAATTTCTGTTTTACCTGTTCCTCTTTTTCCAATCATTACAATTATTTTATCATCTGGAATTGAAGCAACATCAAACTTTCTCAATTGTAATTGCATATTATATTAATCTTTTAAAAGACATAATTATTTGTCTTACATACGCAATCTTTATGGTCTCTTCTTAAGAACCACCATCTTTTCTTGGTGGTTTTAATAATGACACACGATTTTCAAACCAAGGATCACTATTAAACATATTCTTTACCTTTGAAGTTACATCACTATTACCAATTTGTTCCTCATAATATGTTCGAGGTAAAAATCTATATTCAATTCGTCTATTGTTTTGTAATGCTTTATACTTTTCGTCATATATTCCATGCATTACCATGAACATCCCTACTACTAACATAAAGAATATTATTGACCTCATTTATTATACTATCCTATATATTTTTGTATTTTATTGTATGTTTAAATTTATGTGTTAACTCTTTAAGCATATTATTATAAATGGTTCAATACAATCTAGAACATCTTATCCAAAGTGATGATAAACAAGTATGTGGTCCAATTCAAGATGATGAAACTTTATTCATTTATAGTGTATGTAGAGGACAAACACTAAAATATATACTTGAAATATGAGGACTATCTGGATATAGTGCAATCAACTTTTGTAAAGCAGTGGAAAAAATGAATGGGGTAGTTTATACCTTTGATATTCGTCCTGTTCCAAATGGATTTTCTTTATGTACAAAATTCAAAAAACTTAATATGTATAAGGTATAACTTGTGGTATAATTTTTATAAATTTAATTAAATATCTGGTGGATATTCACTATCTTTTCCTTGGTCAAAAACAACATTTGATACAATATTTGAAACCATCTCATTAACAACTTCTTCAATCTCTGGTTCAACTTGAATTTCTGGTTCAACTTGAATTTCTGGTTCAACTTGAATTTCTGGTTCAACTTGAGTTTCAACTTGAGTTTCAACTTGAGTTTCAACTTGAGTTTCAACTTGAGTTTCAACTTGAGTTTCAACTACTCCACTTGTTGAACTTGATGCAATATCTGTTTGTTTGCTTTCCATCCATGGATCTTCTTCCCCTTCAATACCTTTTTTTACCTTCATAAATTGTAGGTCCCTTTTCCTTTCCTCATAAAATGCATCTTTTGTTGTTTGATTCTCTTTATAGTGTTTCATCATTGTATTCAAATGTGTCTCTGCAAACTCTTGCTCTTGAATTTCATCAGGATTTGGACTCCATGGACACCAACATCCAACTTCTGCAACATATACATTAAACTTTCCATCAATCTTTTTTAATACTTCTGCACGAATTTGAGCTTCACGAATTGTTTCAAACACACCTCGCACTTTAATGCCACGAATACTTGTTTGAAAGTTATTTTCCTCATCAAACAACTTTTGTAGAGACTCTCCGTGATTTGATACATAAAAGTTAAACTCGTCTCCAACTTGAGAACCATCAAATAAATAATTGTATCTCTCTTTTAACATTCTAAAATTATCTGCATCTTTTGGATACCTTACAGACAAGTTCTCAAACAAATCTGACATTTCTTTTGAAAAATGAGTTAAGAAATTTGAAAAGAAAAAATGCTCTTTTCTCTTTACAACTTCTTCTGGAGATAAGAATGATAAACATACATAGTTTTGACCACGAAGAGGTGGGTCGTTATCAAGATAATCTGATTCACGAACGGGAACAAGTTTGTCACTCATTTCTGTGGATTTATTATTAAATTGTAAAAAGTCCTTAAATACCTTTGAAAAATGTTAACATAACTAAACGATGCAATATAATATAATTAATATATTTTTGAAATGTTAGCATTTAGTAAAATTTTAAATTTTTTATAATATTTAATATTGCGTAAAAATTACTATACAAAAAATTTTCTTATATAAGATTATATAAAAAATGTCAGTATCAGTTGATGCAAAGGAACTTGTTGTTCGCGTTTTTAAATACGTTCTTGAGGGTATTGTTGTTGCTTTCGCCGCTTGGATGATCCCAGCAAAAAAACCATCCGTTGAAGAAGTGTTCACTCTTGCCCTCGTTGCTGCCGCTACCTTCTCTATCCTTGACTTGTTCTTGCCAAGCATCTCAGCATCTGCAAGGATGGGTGTTGGTCTTGGTATTGGTGCAAGTCTTACCCCATTCGGTCGTGGTGTTGCCGGTTTGTAAAAGAAAAAAACCTTTACAAAAAATTGTCTAATTTTTATTAATTATAAATTTATCTAAATTACTGATATAGAATATCTTTGGTTTAGTCATATTTATACCATTAAAGTCACATGCAGCACTTAATGTATATGCACCAAAATTTGGTATCATTAAATAATCACCATTTCGTAAATATGGTAATTTTACTTTTCCCAAATGATCCATACTATCACAAGTATTGCAATATATTATACTCTCTTGTTCCACATTGTTTCCTTTATACTCTGCTAATAAAGGATGTCTTAATACTTCAAATAATGGTGTTTGACAGTCAAAAATCACACAATTAAATGAACCATATAATGAATCTGAAATCCAATATTCATTGTATTCTCTTCGTCTTTGTCCTATAACATTTACAAAAAATGTCATAAACTCTTCTGCAAAGTATCTTCCAGGTTCTGCCATTAATTTATAATCATTTGTATCAAATTTGTATTTTACTATACTTTCTCTTATTACACTCGCGCAATCTTTAAATGTTTCACATGTAAATCCTCCCCCAACATCTATAATTTTAGGTGAAAAACCTTTATGATTTGCATAATCAAATACATCTCTGCAATATTTTATACCACTTTCAAAAACATTTACTTCTTTACTTGCTGAACCTACGTGGAAACTTGCCCCTACTATGTTTATATTTTTATCTTTTGCATAATTAATCAATTTCTTATATTCTTCATAATCTACTCCATATTTAAGTCCAAGTTGAACTCTTGCTGTTGGATTGTCAACTTTTAATCGAATTATACAATCCATTTTAGGCGCATATTCCTTTATCTTTTCTAACTCTGATAAAGAATCAAATGTTGTGCATCTTATACCACTATTATACGCATATTTTAAATCAGAAATACTCTTAACAGGGTGTGCATATATAATAGATGATGAATTTGCACCTAAACCAATTACAGTTTCTATCTCTTGCCTACTTGCACAATCAAATCCTAATCCTTGTTTTACAAAATATTTTATCATTTCTGTATTTGGATTGCATTTTATTGCATAATATGGTTTTATCATAGGTAATTCTTCTCTCCATTCATGTACTTTATATTGCAAAATTTGCATGTTTGCAATATAAAAGGAGTCATACAACCTATGACGCCTTATGAGATATTGTGCAAATTTTTGCATACTTTCGTTTTGAATTTTATATCAAAACTTTCATTATTATCTTTTAAATGCATTATACATCTTTATATTATTATTTAAGACTAAATCAATAATAGTCTTTATTATGGATATTATAAGTATTAAAAGCATGCAAGATTTCTCTAATGTCATTTATAATACTGACAATTTGCCTGTTATCATTGATTTTACAGCATCTTGGTGTGGTCCATGTCGCACAATTGCACCTTCATTTCTAAAAGCATCCCAAATGGAAAATGCAAAAGGCATTTTATTTGCAAAAGTTGATGTGGATGAGGCACAAGATGTTGCTGAACAGTGTAATGTAAGTTCAATGCCGACTTTTATTGCTTTTTATAAAGGTATTAAAGTTATGCAATTCTCTGGTGCTGATCTCAAGAAACTTGAAGATATGCTCAATCATTGTTTAACCCTTGACTTGTAAAGTATTTATGATAATAATCCATATTTATATATATGGAGGTTTGTATAACTCAAAATGATTTTAATAATTTTATTTATTATTCCTGTAAAGAATGTGGTTGGACACCTCTAAATACATTACTTGCTGCTTTTAAAGATTATTGTAAATGGTTCAAAAACTTCAATGATGATATATCTATTGCTGAATTCCAATCATTTATAAATAAGTCAAATGCTCAAATTCAAGGAACACAAGAACATCCAATTGTTGTTGGTTTAACTATATTAAATTGGGTCAAATTTGGAAAATGTACACATTGTGATGATATAATATCATATTCCAAAAATGTTGTATCATTTGATTATTCAAACATACATTGGGACTTTTGCAGTCATGAATGTTTAGAAGCATCTGGTTTTAAAGAAATGTATCAACAAAAATCCCAAGATAATGATGATACTGATTGGCATCAAGAATTTTACTTTTGATTTCAAAGAACTTAAAATTTGATTTTGTATTTAATTATATATAGAATAAACAACTATATTCAACAATGGATCATTCAACACATATTCTTGAGTTACTTGAAATTCTAAAGAAAAAAGAAATTACTGCTAAAGAACCTTTTAAAGCTAAGGCTTACTCCAATGTCATTAAAAACATCAAATATTTAGGAAAACCTATTTACACCATTGATGATCTTGATAATGTTAAAGGTATTGGACCAAAAATACATGAAAAAATTAGTGAATACTTTCAAACAGGAAAGATGAAAGCAGTAGAAAATGCTAATAATAACCCTGCAAACAAAATAGTAGAAGAACTCACACGAATTCACGGTATAGGACCATCTAAAGCATTATCTCTTTATGAAAATAATGGTATTAAAACTCTGGATGATTTAGAGAAAAATACTCATTTACTAAATGATAAACAAATTATGGGATTAAAATATTATAAAGATTTTGAACAACGCATCCCAAGAGCTGAAATGGATGTTCATCATAAATTTCTTGGACAATGTATTAAGAGTGTTGACCCTATGTTTGAGTTTGAAATAACTGGTTCTTATAGACGTATGCAAAGTTCTAGTGGAGATATTGATATTTTAATTACTCACAAAAACCCTCCTAAAAACATCGACGAATTATTCAAACTTATCATTCAAAAACTTAAAGATGATAAATACATTGTTGATGTTTTCGCTGAAGGTGGAAAAAAATGTCTTGCTGTTTGTAAATTAAAAAGATATAAACGTTTCCGACGTATTGATCTGTTATTTGCAAATAAACGCGAGTATCCCTTTGCTCTATTATATTTTACAGGTGATGCAACATTTAATGTTAATATGCGTTCATATTGTCAAGAAAAAGGATATTCACTTAGTGAACATGGTCTAAAAGATGAAAAAACAAACTTTTTTGTTGAATTTGGTGCTAATACTGAATCAGATATATTCAACTTTCTCGGACTTCAATATGTTGAACCAAAAAATAGAAAAAATGGAGCAATTATTGAAACATAATTTTTATTATTATTTAGAAGTTGTAAAACTCTTTCACTTCGGGACTTGTCTTGAAACATTTATGTGTGAGATTCACAATTCGTAAAGAACTCAGAGATTTTACTCTGGATAATGCTGTATACGCTTGACCGGGTGCAAATATACTTTTACCTAAGTCTATCTCTGCTGCATCAAGTGTCATTCCTTGACTTGCGTGTATTGTTATTGCCCAAGCATATTTTAATGGATAAACCTGAAACTCATACAATTTGGCTTCGTCTTGTATCTTCTTTGGACAAATTTCTATCGTGCTTCCGTCCAAAAGTTGTATTGTTGGATGTTCTCCCAATTCAATCACAACACCACGTGTTCCATTAATTATTCCACGTTCTTGGTCAATATTTGATGTAACTATAACCTGGCATCCTAAACAAAGTGCTATTTCAAAACAAAGATCCATCTTTGTTGCCAAAGCACTTGCTGTTTTTGTCATTGTTTTTGTATCTTTGGTATTGTATACGCGTTCTTTTGCACCTTTCGATATCAAGTTTTTATATTCTTTTTCGTTTATTTCACTCACATGAGAACGCAAACTATATAACCTTGTTGGTTCTATATTTTCTGGAAAAATGGTGGTTTTACATTCCATTAATTTTGCCAACATGGATTTTGTTATTTTACCTGTTCTTACTTTTTGTAAAATCTTTTGAAACACCATATCATTTGCTTGGCGAACAATTGTATTCAATATACATACCTTTTCAATTACATCTTTCCATAATGGACTTAGAAAACAATACCTCCCATTTGGAGAGTTTAATTGTGCAAAATCCCCACATAAAACAACTTGAACACCACCAAATGGTTTGTTATTACTTCTAATTATACTCAATACCTCTGACGCTTTTTCAAACAAACTATCACTCATCATTGATATTTCATCTACTACTAATACATCCAAATGTTGCAATTTCTTAAACATGCTCTTATTGTAAAATGCTAGTTTCCCAACAATTTCTTCTGCAGATTTCTTTTGGTCTATCCCTAATCCAAGAGCAGAATGTAATGTCCGTCCTCCTATCAAAACAGCGGCACAACCTGTCAGTGCCGTAAGTGCATATGTTTTTTTGTTTGCTATTAACCACTTCTTAATTTCATATATCACAAAACTCTTTCCAGTTCCTGCTTGACCTGTCAAAAATATACTCTCACCATTCTTAACCGCATCAAACGCAATTTGTTGTTCTGTATTCATTTTTTGTGGTTCAAATACAATGTAATTTCATTACCATTCTTTAAATATTTAAACTTTAATCAAATTTTCATAGTAATATACAATATGGACATTCTTCCCATCAACATTCAATGCAATATTATAAAAACATGCAATCTTAACACCCTATTAGGAGATGAACTTCTAGACCAATTTATTATATACAATAAATTATTCCCAAAAATTAATATTTTCTCTGTATGTATTTATCATTCCCTTTTCAATACACTACAACTTTTACTAAAAAATATGACACCAGATGAAGTATTCAAAGACCATAATCACTTTAATAAACTGATTGAAATTATTGTCAAAAAAGGAAACTTGCATATCATCAAATTAATATTAAACCATTGTCATACATACATTTTCTCTTTAGGTTCTAAACTTACTGCAATTGGTTATAAATTATTTGAATACACATCATACTTACGGAAGCATGAACAAGTTAGGCATAAAAACAATATTTTAGAATTCTATAATTTATATATTCGTTTATATGCTAAGCATCATAAGTATGAACATATTCCATGGCATTATTTAGCAGAGTCACATATGCTTCTTAAAGATAAAACAACATGTATTAAATTATTAGAAGATAGATTTCTCGATGATTTCCTTATTCGATATCATCATATTTTACTACGTTTAAAAATACGTAAAGCACATACAAGATTATTCAAAAGTCTCGTTCGCCTTAAAATACCAATCCCTCGTGATATGATTGGACACAATCTTTCTATTTTGAAAAACAATAGAGAACTACTATTACATGTTCTTAACTTGATTGATGGTGAAATATATCACATCACATTCATTGATATATTTAAACATACTATATTACATAATGATTGGGAACTTATGCAAGTGATTGGAGACAAATCAAATGTTTTTCTTCTTGTAAGATCAATGGATTTAATTATTGGAAATGATAATCCAATTGTATGGAACTATATATCATTAAGATTACAAGGATATACTATTCAATTTTCTGATATTTACAAATGTAAGTATGGATGCAAAAATCCTAATGCTAAAAATATTGTTAAGTTTGTTAAAAGCAATATTGTAGATTTAAAATTTCATATTCAAGAAATACTTGAACTTGCTATAGATGCAAATGATAAATCATACTTCAATAACATCATTCAAACAAATCCTACACAAGTAAAACCTTTAGACTATCGTGTATTAAAAGTTTTTGCATATTCTATTCAATGTTATTGGGACGAATTGAATTTCTAATTTTAAATTAACTATTCTATTCCATATGATTCTTTCAGATAATGATAAAATTGTCATCATGCATATCCCTAAAACAGGTGGAAGCACCATAACAAATTATTTCAAAAAATATAATGATTGCAACTCTTACAACATCTTATGGGGAAATAGAAAAGGCATTGACCATGCTCATCTCTCCGTTTCTGAAATTGAACAAACTTGTATAAAAAATAGAAAGCTTACAGATTATAAATGGTTTGCTTTTGTAAGAAATCCATATGATAGAATATATTCTGCTTACATATTTTTAAAATTAAATCCACAATTTCCTTATACATCATATGAGCAATTCCTTATTTCATTGAAAGACAACCCTAATCAATACATACATTCAAGACCTCTCATTACTTTTATGAATTATGAACAAATTTCTAAGTATAGTATCACAATTTTACGCTTAGAACATTTTCAATCTCATTTTTCATATTTAATATCTTTGTTCCATCTTCCTAAAACTTGGAAAAATTTCAATATTTCTTCTCCAGATTTATCAAAACGGTTTAGATATGAAAACATATATCTTAATAATCCATCTTGTGTCCAATTGATTGATGATATATACTCTGATGATTTCTTATTATTTAGATATCCTAAATATAATCTTCATCAAAAAAAGTTTGAAGATTTTCCAAAAATTTGAATTCATTTTTTGTTTCCACATACAAATATCTTTCACAATGGAAGCAATAACAACACAAGACTTTCCATCATCTGAAAAATAGACATTTTTTTATTTTTATTTGGTATTAGTATAGATATGGTTAAAGGCAAAGGTTTATTATTTGGACTCAATTACCAACATTGTTCTTCTGGAAAACTTAATGGTTGTATTAATGATGTAATTAATATTGCCGATTTTTTACATAATACCTATGGGTTTCCTGTAGACATGTATACTGACGATGTGAATCTTGACGAAACATCATGTAATGGAATTATACAAAAATTATACGAACTTGCTTTAGAAACATATAGAGATGATTTAGAATTTGTTTGGATACATTACAGTGGTCATGGTTCATACATAAAAGATAAAAATAATGATGAACAAGATGGTAATGATGAATGTTTAGTTCCAAGTGATTACCATATAAATGGTATGATACCTGATGATTTTATATGCAAATTGTTTTCATACTTTAATCCAAAAACACGTGTGGTTTTTGTCTTTGATTGTTGTCATTCAGGCACTATTGGCGATGTTAAATATTCGTGGGAAAGTATTGAACGAGCATTTGTAGAAAATATCCAATGTTTTATTCCTGCCAAAATCATTACATTGTCTGGTTGTTTAGACACCCAAACATCAGCTGATTCATACAACGTTTTAGGTGATAACAAATATGTTGGTGCACTGACTGCTTGTCTTCTCTCAATTCTAAAAGACAATCCAGACATTAAAAATAATGTGTTTGACTTATTGTCTAAATTACGTCTTCTTTTACAAGAAAAAGAATTCTCTCAAATTCCAAAATTATGTTCTACTTACAACTTATCTTGCGATACAGTTTTCATTCCTTAATCATTATTTTCACAATGACTGATTTATTGTATCAATTGATGATTTCATAGATGATAGTAGTACACTTAATTTTGCCATTTCATTTTTGATTAACTGCAAACTATAAGTTGAAGGAGGTGTAGGTATTGGTATTGGTGTAGGAGTTGGTGTTGGTGTAGGAGTTGGTATTGGTGTAGGTGTAGGAGTTGGTGTTGGTGTTGGTGTAGGAGTTGGTGTTGGTATTGGTGTAGGTGTAGGAGTTGGTGTTGGTGTTGGTGTAGGAGTTGGTGTTGGTGTTGGTGTAGGAGTTGGTGTTGGTGTAGGAGTTGGTGTAGGAGTTGGTGTAGGAGTTGGTAGTGGTATTGGTGTATTTTCATTTAGCATATTCTTTAACAATGTAGTGTAAAATGTCTCCACATTTGTTGATAACTCAGAAGTTTCAGGTTCAACTACACCCCATTCAGGACCCAACCTTTCACTTACTCCATACAACTCCTCTTTAATAAGTTTACTATCAAATTCAGATGGTTCCTTCTTCTCAAACCCAGATGATGGTGCTTTTCCTAATTGTGAAGCATATATTACATTAGATGAGTAAGATAATCCAGAACCATATAAAACTGATGAATCTGTACTAAATACTGGAGAATTATCACTTTGATATATAATGTTACCTGTGACTTTGGTAGTCAATGGTGTAAGAGTACAATCTGATTTTACTTTTACACCAAGAGCAAATCCACTCGAACAATTCATCATAATGTTATTTTCAATTGTAGTGTTTTTAACTTGATAATATCCATTTATTGCTGTATTTGGAACACCATTATTTACACTAATACCTACACGTGTTGTTCCATTTCCATTTACGTTTTTTATTAAATTATTTTTTACTATATGATTCTCACCAGTTATTCTTATTCCACCTGAATTAACTTTTTTCTTTTGATCAAAGAAATTATGACTTACGTAACATTTATCACCATGACGCAATGTTAATGTTCCCTCAGAATTTAACATATTATTTCTATAATAAATATTCTCACCAGACTTATTGCTTATTACTTCTATTTCACCATTACAATTTTCAAAAACATTTTGCATTACTATAGATCTTGATGCTGATAAACTTGCTTCTGATGTTCCAATTCGAATACACTCAAGACCATTTGTCGCTCCTGTTGCACTACGATTTTTGAATATATTATGATCAATCATTGCATAATTCATATTACTATTTGCACGCCATACAGCAACCCAAACACCTATTTGATTCCAATCACGGAAAATACAATGATCTATCCTATTATTAACATTTTCAATTCTAAACATTTGTTCACACGCTGTAGCAGAATAAGAAACATCAAAACCCGTTATACGATTATTTGAACCTTGTAATATTACTGCACGACTTGTAACACCTCCATCTTTCATTACAAAATTCGCTAGAGTAACATAAGAACCTGTAATTGTAATTGTTGAAGCACCTGTTAGTATCACTTTCCCTGGATTTTGTGGTTTTATTGTTATTCGTTTCCCTACTTCTCCTTTGCATGAAAGTGTAAGTTTTATATTACTATAAGTTCCATCTTTTAATAATATTGTTTCCCCTGGTTTTGCAACTGCTGAAACTGTATTCAAATCTTTTAAATCTACAGACATTTGTTATAACTTATATGTAGATTAAATATTATCAGACTATAAAATCACGGTATGTCTATGCATGGCACATCTATTTAGAAATTTACAATTTGATAAATGAATGAAAAAATAATTAAAAAACCATAAATCGTAATTATATACTTGGTATAAATTGCCAATTTAATTCTTTACATATTTTAGCCCATACCTTATCTTGTTCGTGTAATTTTTCTCTACTTTTTAAAAGATTAAAATGTTCTAAATATTCATCTCGCTCTAATAATTGCATGAACTTATGTATAACATATGAATAACTTAAAAAATTCTTACGATTAGATGGTGCATGCTTTAAAAATGCCGGTTGTACTAATTTAAACATCATTCGAATACGTTCCTCCATCTCTGCATCCAAATGGGGAATAGCCAATCCTGTCAATTTTGCATGCAAGAAATTCAAATGCTCATAATACTTATTGAATTTTAATTTTTTCAATATTGCTCTAAGTTTTTTCGGCGTAAGTTCCGCCATATTTGAAATTTTTTGTTTTCTTATTTCTAACAATATAGCATCATACACTTCTGATGGTATATCTGTTGTTTCCTTTCCTTGTATTTGACTGATACCGTTCAGTCTTTTATGCTTTCACATAAAAACGGACTATACCTTATGCAGGGGAACCATGGGTCCTCCTACCCACAACCATCTAGTCTCTGAACCATTAATTTGGCTGCGGATTGTCCAATATTTGACATTTTTACCATTGGGAACGATTATTAATCGTGTTCCTCTCATTTTTATTAAAAATACGAGAGTGGTAGTCAAATCTCTAAGGAGATTCCCGCAATTTGGATGTGTCGCAATCTTAACATATAAGATTACTAGCAGAATGAATATCTGCTTTTATGAGCTCTCTCAAATATAATTGTAATTTGTTGTGTTATGTGATTAAACCATTTTTTATATTTTGGACATACTGAATTGCTTTCCTCAAGTTTGCACGATTTTGGTTCATACAAAACTCTTTCCGTTGGACAGGGTTATTTTGTTGGTCTGTAAGTCCTTCAACATAATAACCCCTTAGTAGTTTGCCGTCAAAAATTGGAAACACATGTTCTGGTAAATTGTTGAGAAGTTTGTGTTTCCGCATTTCGGTTGCTTCTTCATTGAGTTTTTGTGTCTTGGTATTCTCAAGTTGAGTTTGTATGTCCTTGTATTTCTCCTTGAGTTTTTCAAGATAAGCAACTGCATCATTGCAAGCAACTTTAGGATTAGTTTTATTAATGAAAGACTTGGTAATGTATTCTTTTGTCTCAACGCCAATTGGAAAAGAACCCAATGTGTACCCATAGATGATACCATTTTTTCTATTTGCATATATATATTTAGGCAAATTCTTGTCTTCTTCATGCTTTCTAACTTTTGTTCCTCTTCTATTTCCAAGTTGTCCTTGACTGATATTTTCTTTGGTTTTTTCAGTGTGTTTTCCTCTTTCTCTTTTTTCATCAGTTGTTTTAACACTTCTTTTCTTGGAAGTGCCACCAGTCGTAACATTATAACCATTTGGAGCAAGAGAATTGTATTGTTGGATGTATTGGCGTTCCAAATCGTCCATTTCAGTTAGAAGACAATCACACAGTTTATTAACTTCAAATCCATTTACCCCATGCTTTCTTATTGCTTGGTTAAGAAGGATACAATGGTCTTTCTTTCCATTTAATGCTTCTCTGATGTGTGATTTCCAGCGTCCTTGCGTTCCCCAACCATTATTGTTGAGTGAAACATATTTTTTGGCTTGTCCTACATAACACTTGTTATTTTCAATGTTTTTAACAAGGTAGATTTCTCCCTTGTTAATATCACGTTCCATTGTGTTGCTTTATTATTACAATTAATATTTGTTTAAGTCATTTTCATGGGTATAAACTTTCTAATTTTAAAACCTTCTTAAATAGTTTCAAAATATAATGTAAATACCGATAAAAACACAATTTTTATCGTAAACTCATTTAGGTGATTGATACGTTTATATGCGAAATATGTTATTTCACGTGGTGGGTCTCTGTATGATGGTCTATCATGATCTATTGTGATACTTTCTAACGAATGACATTCATTACAACATACTTGACCATCATTTAAAAGCAAACTTACATTTGATGAACCACAAAAACGACAAAAATCTTTCAAATCCGTTTCCAATGAACGCATGTAAGTTTCATCTGTTGCCGCCAAATATTTGTCAAGTAATGATGCTCTATCATCTTTCACTTCCTTCTTCTCTTCCTCTTCGTGATTATCATCTCGTTTAATAAAAAAATTCAATATACTTTTCTCCCCTACATCCAATTTGTTTATTTGCTCTTCATCTTGATTTCCTTTTTCTAATATATCATAATATTGAAACAATATAGACCCTGTATTTACATAATAATCTACTTCATCTATTTGTTCACTTAATTTATCAATTTCTCTCTCAATTTCATTTTGTTCATCAATTAATTTTATATATTCATTAAATTCATCATTATTAAGACCTACTGTCTTTTTTAATTGCATTAAATCTTCCAATCTAATATTCAGATTTTGTAATTTAACTTTCAAATTACCTTGTTTTGTTTCTAAATCTTGAAACGAATTTACTTTGTTTACATGTTGCACATCAAGTGTTTTTTTTGTTGGTTTTGCATTTGATTTCAAATTCTTTCTATTTTTTGGAATATTCATCAACAATCAACATATGTCTAAATTAAAGATTGACTTCTTAAATAGTATTGTTGTCCCTTTTCTCAATCGACTTAGGTTTCAAATTTCTTCAATTAACTTTATGTTTTATAATAATAGTTCTAATAAAAAAATTATATCTTCCTTATGACCATGTCATATGATACATATGGAGTTGCTCCACGTAGTGAAAATGACCCACAGTAAGATATGTCTCTTGGAAGAGTTAAGTCAAACATACTATCCCAACTCGCCTTGATAACTGTTTCTGATGCAGTTTCATACTCTTTTGCTTCATCTTCTGATCTTGCTAAATATGTCACTGCTTGGTTATTCATTATATTGTTTGCTACTGTTACATAGTCATTGTCATCAAACAATACAACATGTTTTGGATTTTTCTTTATTTCCAATACAATGTAATCTTTTCTCATTTCCATGCAAATGTCATCCAGATTCAAAAACATGAAAATGAAATCATTTTTTTCATCTGAAGTGTTAAATGCTTCATATGGAAGATGTATCTGCATTTGTGCAAGCATCCAGACACTCATCCTCTTCTCTTCGTCAATAAAATCGTCATAAACAGTTTTCAGATAACCGTTTTGCTTCAAGTATCCATATTCCTCTTTGCTCACAATGATATAATAAGTCTCCATTTTTTCTGTCGCCTTCTTACCTTTCTCTTTTAGGTGATTTTGTCCTTTTTCAATTTTTACTATTTTTTTATTATATTACATGCAAATTATACGATTATTTACACCCTTGAAGATTTGAAATACCTGTTTTGACAATTCATTTCTTAAGGTTTGGTCTTTTCATACCGTGTAAAATCTGATTGTGTAGAACCGATGTAGTCCTACTGATTTGACCTTAACAAATGTTCTGGTCTTTTCCTTTTTTCTATATGACTTTTCATTATTTCATAGATATTCAAGGAAGCATTTACATCCCTATTCCATATGCTATGACATGTTTGACACATGACAAGCCCATGGCGTTTTATGGTTTGTTCTTGTTTCCAAGGTCTTGGATTTTGACAATACCTAAAAGTCTCACATCTCCCATGACAATTGTGACAAGTGCAACTTGTTTTGTGTTCATCTACAAGATAAACATCATATCCATGTTTCCTTAACAAAGTGCGAAGTCCTTTACCTTTAACTGGTTCTTTGAATTTGCGATGTTGATGTTGTTCAAAATCTCCAATACCAGTAACTACTTCATTAGGTTTTCCAAACAACTTTTCAAGTCTGTTTATAAATTTTGCTTCACAACGCTTAATATTATTGTAAGCATTGAGTTTTAATTTTCTGTGAAGGTAACTTTCGTAAAAGTCTTCTGTAATATGATTGACAAAATTTTTGTGTTTTATATATTCCTTAAAGTTTTCAAAGTTCAATGTCTTCTTATTGTATTTTGACAACGATGCTTCCCATTCCTTGATACTTTTACCTTCAATCAAAGTTTCTTTTTTCAAAGCATCAGTAATTTTACTATATTTTTTTGATTTTGTCTCCTTTCGTCTTTGATTTTGGGTATAACGAAGTTTATCAAAACATTTCCCTTCAACATTACAGACACCAAACAATAAGTCACTTAGATTAGGGTCAAAAGCAACTATTTTCTTTTTTGATAATTCTTTAAGTTCTTTTGGTTTAACGTCACTAATGTAAGTTTCTTCTGTTTTAAACTTTGGTTGTCTCAAGTTGCGTTTGCCTTCTTTGTCTTTACGAATAAATAGCAACGACACACTAACACCATCTGTTTCAATCATTCCATTAAATGCATAGTTTTTCTTGTCTCTAAATATCTTGTCTTTAGTTTTGAAAAACCAAGACCAAATAATCTTTTTATATTTAACAAGGTTTCCATTCGTAAGATAGAACCTTTTATTACCTTCAACAACACCAAAGTAATTCAATATTGTAGTTGTGTCAATAGTTGTATGTTTCGGTATTATGTTGCTCCTTAAAGGACAAACATTATATATTGTTTTTTCTTTTGCTTCAATTACCTTCATCATGTAGAACATACAAGAATAGTAATCTTGTGGATTAACTTGAATGTCATAATATATAGAATCCTTTTCAAAAGAAGACTTTTGAGGAAGCACAAAACATTTATGTTCTTCAATCCATTTGTGATATTCTTGAGGCGACTTTAAAGTTTTTGTGATTGACAATAAGTCATTTTTTATGTTCCTTAATATTCTCAAAAATGCATACTTGTCTTTTGTGTTTTCAAATGTCTTATCGTTTTCAAAAGCAACATTAACATAGCGTTCAACATACTCAACATAATGTTGTTTGATGTTGTTTTCAATCATAGTAAGTATTGAAACAGCATTATAATCCAACACAGTATTCAAACCAGTATAATATAATGGTTTTGTATCAGCAAGAAGTGATTTATAATGACTTTCATAGAAATCTTTGAAATGCTGTCTTTGAACTTTGGTTTCTTGTGAAGGTGGTCTTCCTGTGTTGTCTTTGATTGTTGCTATTGTTTTCATAACATTAACAATGAAATCAGTATCCAAAACAGGCAACTTTTGAGACTTTTCATAGTAATCTATCAAGTATAATTTAATAAATTGATATGTATGAGTGACAATAAAATTGTTTGTAATAATAAGATTTTCAATAGTGTCCAAGGTTGTTTCTTTTTTGACAACATTTTTAAGTTTGGTTTTGTAAGTTTTATAATAGGGAAGTTTAGTAATATCCATTTTATATTACATCTTTTTATAGTATTTTAATAAAAAAATGAGTTGATGTTATATGATTTTCAATTTTTTAGAAATATAAGGCATTTTAAATCTTAAAGGATTTAAACACAACTGTAATGATATTACATAGATTGAGAGTACACTTATACGATGTTATCAATAATTAATAACACTCTCAAAAAAAGACCTTTCTTTATTTCTCTTTTATCAAATACAATTAAAGCTGGAGCAGCGGATTTAATAACACAAAAGTATATTGAACAAAAACATGAAATTGATAAAAAACGATTACTCACATTTAGTTTTTTTGGGTTTTCATATCTTGGTGGTTGGCAATACTTCTTATTCAATAAATTATTTGTTCGTTGTGAGACTTTAATGAAAATTAAAGGTTTTAGTAATTATACACAATCTATTGTATTAACAGGTATTGATATGGGTATTCATACACCATTCATGTACTTCCCTACTTTTTACGCTTTGAAAGGTTGGATTGAAAAAGAAAGTATTGACACAAGTATCCAAAATATGAAGATGAACTTGTATGATGATATTAAAACCATGTGGTCTCTTTGGATACCTGCACAATTTTGTAATTTTGTTTTGATGCCATTACATTTAAGAATGCCTTATATCACATCAGTGTCGTTTATTTGGACAATAATACTTAGTATGACTAGAGGTAATTAGTTTTATCACTCTGGTGTGTTGCTTATTACACCTGCAAAAATCATCATGTTACCAATAAACAAAGTTGGTTGCATGTTCTCATGAGATTGACCACCTCCTTCATATGATATTGTATGTTGATGGTTTCCATCTGTTGATATAGTATGTGCATGGACTCCTGCATTATCTATTACCAATGTACCTGTGTTTGCCAAATTTAACTCATTTCCATCATTATCCAGTCCTGATGGCGTAGACACACCATTTTTAAACGCCAAACCAACACTACCACCATTCGCATTATGTGTATGTGTATGGCTTCCATTTGTTGATGTATTTCCACCATGGTTATGGTTTCCTGCAGTAGAAGTTGAACCTCCATGGTTATGTGATGGCATTTCTCCTACTGAAAGTATATGCCTTTCCGCTCCAACTGCATCACCCAATTCTCTTGCACTCAAATTAACACCATTTCCTATACCACCCACTACTCTCCCTCGCAGATCTGGCAATTTGAAATTTGTTGATGTTGTATTTCCAAATGACGTTCCAACGACTTCAAATAAAGCCGGATATTCATCTCTTTCTAATGTCCTTCCATCACAAATTAACCAACCTAGATAATCATCTGTGCGTGCACTAAACTTGTAATCTCCTATTACCGCTTGTGAATAAAACATAGCAAGACTTAATAAATCTATTCTCGGTTTTATAGATTCAATTTCATGTGTGATACTTGTTAGATTATTATACGTTGCCATTTATCTTTTCAAAATATTTTTTTAACCAAACAACCACTTAAATGCAAATAATACTCTTCGTGCTAGCACTTTTTTATTTACATGTTAATATTTAAAGAGTTGTTCCTCTTTGAACAACATATGATAATGGATTTAAAAACCCTCAAAGATAATGCTCAATATTCTTTAGGTTATCCATGCACACTTTCTTATGATTATTCTGCAATGTCTCCGTTTAGCACTGTCACCATCAATAATGTAGGATGCCCCTACAGTTCTTCTACTTTCAAGGCAAATACTAAAGATATTGAAATGGAAGTTTTGGTTTGGTTCTCCTCCCTTTGGGGTATATCCTATGAAAATATTTGGGGATATATTACTAATGGCAGCACTGAAAGTAATCTTCAAGGTTTATATGTTGCCCGTGAAGTTGCATTTAACAGTTCAAAATATTCTAATCATGTTTTTTTGACTTCCGCAGATTCACATTATTCTCTTTTCAAAATTGCAAAAATGCTTATGCTAAATTTGGTAGTTGTTAAAACACAAAATAATGGTGAAATCGATTATAATGATTTTACTAATAAATTAATATTAAATTTGGACAAATTTATTATCATTAATGCTAATCTTGGAACTACTATGAAAGGAGCTATCGATGATACTCATGAATTATATAGAATTTTACAAACATATAATAAACATTATGATGATGAATTTTATATTCATTTAGATGCAGCATTGACTGGATTCTATTTGCCATTTATTGAACGTGATTTATTCTTCAAAGCACATGTTCACTCAATAAGCATTTCTGGGCACAAATTCCCCGGTATTCCTTTTCCATGTGGTGTCTTTATGATGGAAAAACGTTTTCTTTCATTTATCAGTAATAATATTGAATATATTGGATCTGTCGATGCGACTATAAGTGGAAGTCGTAATGGGCATTCTGCTTTGTATTTTAAACACATCATCGATATGAAAGGATTCAGTGGTTTCAAAAATGATGTTGAAAGATGTTTAGATATGGCACAATATCTTGAACAACGTATTCCTGAAGCTTGGCGTAATCAAAACTCTATTACCGTTGTTATTCCTCGTGCTTCTCCTGAAATAATTGATAAATGGCAACTTGCAACACAAGACAATTTATCTCATGTTATATGTATGCCTCACGTTACTAAAGACAAATTGGACTTATTCATACAAGAATATAATGCAATAAAAAATAATTAATGACACATTTTAGTGACATTACGAATAAAAAATAAGCCTCTGAAATGGTTTTATTTTCCATTTGCCTACGTATCCTTAATGTTGAAGGAAGTCAAGAGTGCACGTAGTTCTGCAATAAAATTTATTTGTGTTTGATGTTTTTATTCGCGCATATTTCATCAAACTCAATTATACATTCTTTTAATTGTTCTTCTGTATTACAATCACACATTTTCTTCATTACTTCTTCTAACAAATTACATTGGTTTATCCATTTTAATTTTTCTGATGTTGATATTTTATATTCATAAATGATTTCATCCATGTAATGTTTTTTTTGAACATCTACTGATGTACTCATTGTTCTTGTATCAGATATATATTTTTACATGTGCATAAAAAAAATTTGTGTGTCAATTTTTATATCTCAAAGTAATGATATAATGTTGGTCGTATTTCCATAATTACAAGTATATATAACGCTATATAAAGATGATTTAGGAAAGTTGGAAATGCATCATAAACTTCTTTATCTAATCTCGATACAAATACAAGCATCATAAGCAATACACTAATACGTTTAATCTCCATTTTAACACTTTGATTATGTATATGTGCAAACTATGTTTTATACATGTATTTCTTAAGTATACAATATCAATTTTTTATCATACTATAGAAAATGACAATAAACATACTCCATATTATTCTCATTGGACCAATTTTATTATATATTGCTCTTGAAAAGAACATCCATAAACATGTTTATGATGTATTGCTTGTTCTTGGCATTATGCTTGCTATATATTTTATGTATATAATTTATTCACATAAACTTTCTTCATATCATGTGTGGCTTATTATCCATCTTTTAATATTTGCACCTCTCCTTATATGGATGGGATTTGCAAAAGAAAAAACTCCTCGTATAATTATATCTCTCATACTTGCAATTGGTTGTGCTGCTATTGGATATCATTCTATCCGATTATTTCAAAAATTATAACTTTCATTTTATTTAGTTTTATACAGCATCTTTTGCGTTTATAAAAATTTAACATAAACACTTCAATAATATAATTGGTTTATGAACCACCTAATTTCCAATTCCAATAAAACATGTCTTGATTCAATTATTTATATTGAAAAACAAATAAAACGTGTAATTGCCTTAAGAGATTATGAAGATAACCCAACAAATATAACAAAATATATATTAGAATCAACGGAACAATGTACTTATGATGATTTTCCTACATGGGAAATTAATCGTTTTGGTATGAGTTGCACAAAACTTGATGATGGAAGGATTATATTTATTGCAGGAGAACATGAAGACTATTATGACCCAAACTTCTTTATATATAATGATGTCATTGTTATAAATGGTAAAGACATTACAATCTATGGGTATCCAACATCTATCTTTCCACCTACTGATTTTCATGAAACTATCAAAATTGGAAACAAATTGTGGATTATTGGTTCTCTTGGTTATTTAATGGATAGAAATCTTAATAATAATATTCAAGTATGTTGTTTAGATATTGAAACAATGAAAATCAATAAGGTGGAAACGAATGGAGATGCACCAAAGTGGATGTGGTTCAAAAAAACAGAAAACAATAAGTGTTTCCTTGAAAATGAAAAAATTATTGTTGTTAATGCTAATAATGAAAAATGGAGTTTAGATGCAAATACATTGCATTGGACTAAAATTATTTAAAACTTGTATATACAATTACAAGTCTTAGTCACATAATCTTGAATTTTAATCATATTCTCTTTATCTTCAAATTCATACACTACAATATCGTATAATTTAAGTGTTTCATATGCATTTGCTTTAGCTTCTGGTGAGTATTTACCAAAAAAGTAAACCTCTAATTTTTCTTTTTTATCTACACGATTATAATGTAATAATTGTCCAAGTGCTTCTTTCCAACAACCCCATTCTTTGATTTCCTTATGACAATTTTGTGTTGTTATGTCGGTTACTCCAAAAGGTACACGCTTGTGTGAGCAATCAAATACTTCTTCAAGAATGTTTTGATAAAAATTTTCCTTACGTTGTTCTGTTGGTTGTTTTGATTGTTGCGTTGTTTGTTGTGTTGATGGTGGTGTTATTATATTTTGTTTTTGGTAAATTGTTTTATTTTCTAAATCATTTATTTTTTCTTGAAGTTCAAGGAGTCTCTCTTCAACACCTTTTGGTTTACGTTTACATCTTTGTTTATGTTGGTATTTGCCCTGACTTTGATTAAAATACTTACCACAATATTCACATGAATAATTTGTAATTATTACTTCTTTCTTTACTAATCTTAATAACTCTTCAATAGATACATCTTCATTTATTGAATTACATGGTATCTTCCTCTCAAGATGCTTAATATATGCACATTTGTATGGTGTATCATAATTGCATCTTCGACATACAAACTTATCCATTTTTACATACTTAACAATTTATGTCTTTAAGTAATTAAATGTATTAATATAAATGTATTAATATAAATATATTAATATAAATATTTTATTATTCTTGAAAAAATAAAAAACTTAAAAAACCTTCTGTTATTCTTTTGAGAGGTATACCCCCTCCCCCCCAAAATTCTTAAACTCTATTTTATTGTTGATATATTCTATTTTTAAGATGACATATAGAACTTGAAGCACAATGCACTCTGATTTCAATGCTATTTTCTGTAAAATGTATTATATTCTGTTGTTGTCAATTCATACATTTAAATCTATTTAATTGTTTACAATATTATCATCAGGAGATGCAATTAAATACATTGTTCTATCTTTTACAAGAACACGAAGTTCTCGTTTAACTGCAAAGTAGTCATTACAATTTGTATCACCAAGGAATCTAAACTTTTCATATGCTCTTTGTCGTGTCTCATCTTCAAGAAGTAGTGGATCGTTCATAAAGTTTTCAGTGTAATGTGCATTAAGTATTCTATATCCTTTTTTAATCAATTCGTCAAGGGTATTAGATGCATCACATGCTCTCCATTCAGAATCAACATATTTTTCAAACATATTTTGTTTCAATGATTTACATCTTAAGTTTTGATTATGTGGATGCTCTTTATTATAATGAATATTTTCAATAAGTGAAGTCATTCCTTTCCTTGGATTCAATAAACAATATGATAAAAAATCAGGAGTAAGATATGATACATCTTCTTGTCCAAAATTATTTATGTTCATACTTATATTGATTTGTGTATTATTGATTATATTATGTGTAGCATTTGATTGAATTTGTTGTTCCACTTTTTCAAGTCTTTCACTTAACATTTTGTTTTCTTCTTGAAGTTTATTAATTATGTTTTCAACTTTTAGATTTTCATTTGATTTCACCTTTTTACATGTCTTCAAATGTCGAGATTTGCTTTGTCTTGTATTAAATTGGTAATTACAATGTGGACACGAATAACGTTTGTTTTCTTGTTGAACTGTTAACAAGTCTTCAATATATTCATTAATATCAATAGTATCATACAATGCTTGACATGGTTTTTTCCGACGCAAGTGAGATAATAAATTGCTTTTTGTTGTGCTTTCATGATGACAACGTTTACAAATCAATATTGTATCCATTGTTGTATGTTTATTGTAACATGGAAAACTTTTAAATAAATTTGTCATCTTTGAAATATAATGCGACAACTATAAAATACAAAACCGACAACATTTAAATAGAATAAAGTGTGAAATATTCACCTGCAAAATGTGTTAGTGATTATATTATTATGAAATAATGACAACGTCAAAATAGAAAATGTCATCTTTAAAATACAATTTATAATTTAGGGGGGAGGGGGTACCCCCTTAGAAAAGTAAAAAAAGTGTGAAAAACATGTATTTTTCATTTTACCTCCATAAAAAATAAAATAATAAAAACATAACTTTTATGGGGAACATATACCCCATAAGAAACAAAAATAACAAAAGAGCACACATGGTATCTGTATGATTTTGCTATATTTATTATCTAACGCATAACACTTAACTATCTCCTTACCTTTCTAAGGTTATGAGAGAAGCGCTTAACTTCACAACGTTTCTTCATCACCATTTGTATCCATCCATGGACTTTCTTCTCTTCTAACAACGTCTTATTAACTCTAATAGCGTCAAGAGTGAGTTTAGAAGAGATTTGGTCATATGTGAGATGTTCAAGACCCTTGAATAAGTGTCTATGCCATTGTTCATGATTAAAGTCCAATTGTCCTTTGAACTTCTTAACGGTGTAATACGAGCGTGCATTCAATTCTAAAATGTAGTCCTCATCGGTGAGAGATAAGATATGAGTGGCATTTTTCACCACATGATACCGTCTATAGACCTCCTTGTCATTACAATCACCTAACAAAGCTGATAAGGTTTTAGGAGTTGTAGTATACTCGCTAAAATCTATCTTGGTCCTTGGTCCTGAAACACAGACAGCAATACATGTTGTCATTGTTTCTTATGAAGGGTGAAGATGAGAATATGAAAATAACTTAGAAATTGTTTCTGTTTTTTCATTCTTTGTAAAAAAAACTATTACATGACTATTCTCAAATTTTCTTTATTTATCTCATATTACATTGTGTTTTTTTTTAACTTTCATATACAACATCAATATATGAAGGGTCAAATACAACAAGACCGGTTCCTGACCAATGACCAATAGATGTTAAGTCATACTTTTTATAATTTGATGGTATATAATTCCAGAATTTCTTCATACCATTATTAAGATTGATGTCATCAGCCACAAGAATTCCCTTAAAACCATGTTGAATCAAAAGATCAAAAAAGTTGATTTCAGCATCTCCATCGTGTGGGTCAATATCAAGTAAGACAAGTTGACATTGTGCAATTTTAGAAATAATAGCTTGTCCATGCACTACATGCATTTTAATATTAGGACGGTCCAATGGGGTCAATACATTAACATTATCTGGAATGCATTTTACAATGTCAACCGTACTTACATTATTATTTTCATTCAAAGACAATGCCAATGCACTTGTTCCATAATATGTTCCAACATCAGCAATATCACCATCAATAAACTGTGTTAAATATCCGTATAACTGATATGCTTCTTGTCCACAAGGACACATAATATATTTTTTATGTTGTTCATTCCACTCTAAATATTTGCATAGTGGAGACAAATCAACATCGCTTACCAATGATTTAGACAATTTAATAATTTTAGACATTTATATAATAATTATTATCCTTTCATCTTATATAATTTAACAAAGTAATAATATAGGATAATAGTTTATTTGTATATAAGTGTATAATTTATTGATTGTAAAAAAGAAAATGGGTATTTTTCCTAATCATGGTATTGCATATTATGTAGTTTTTTCTAAAAATGCAAATGAAAAAGACGTGATAACATTTATAGATGACATGAAGTTTGACCACAACTTTATATTAGATTACAACAAATCAAATATGCTTTGTGTTCTTCCTGTAGGACGTGTAGACGGAAGATTAGTTAAAAGTAAATATTTTCAAGAGAGGGAAAGTGAATGGTTTGGTATCGAGACTTGTCGGAGAGAGTGGATAGAAAAAATAGAGAATCAATCTATTGTGGATATTGAAATAACACCAGTTGAGAACAAAATGCTAGAAAAAGTTAGAGAACATTTTGAAGGATATATAGAAGATGAAGGTTGGTATGATGTAAATACAATAGGTTATTCATATTGAAAAATAAGTAAAATAAAAAAACTTCTTAAAACCCACAAGGTTTAGGAACTTGTTGAGAAGCAGTAAATGCACGAAGACCATCTTTTTTTTCTGTTTGAAAATCAGTAGACAAGTCTGCAAGAGAGTCTGCCAATGATTGCAAAGCAAATTCAAGGTTAGCTTTGGCGTTATTATTATAGTCACTGTCAAGAGAGTTAAGAACTTGTTCTTGATAGAACTGAATACTATAAGGCACACTATCAAGCAGTGTCTTAATATCTACAACGTGTGTAAGCATATTTTGAAAATTGGAAACATAATCTGTTCTCAAAGCTTCCCAATTGTATGGGAGTTTAGCATTCATAGAGAATTGTATTGTTTCAACAATATCTTTTTCAAGTGTAGAGCGTTGTTCCTCAAGGTTCATACAACGTGTAAAGAAGTCCATAGTAACATCAGCCCATTCACGAGCGAATTTCAAATGTATTTTTGAATTGACAGGGAATGAAAATGTAAACTCAGGAGAACTGTGTCTCCTTTGACGAAAGTCGTTAGAGATATCCATCTCAACAGTTGTATAGTTATCCATTGTTGTTAGTTTTGTATTTATAACAGAACAAAGAATATGTATATACAAAAGAAAGTATTATATTAAATGATTTATAAGAGAATTATATCAATTTTTTGATGAATTGGTATGTTTTTTATGTAAAATTTGTAATTAAATATAATTAATTGCGTTTTGCTGAAATTATTTTGTTAATATATATTATAAAACAACAATGGGAGGTCATTATAAGTTCGGCCTCAGTTAAGAAAAAGCTAGTGGGTTTTTTGAGAAACCTGCAACATTGCCAAATTGCGGGAATATCCTATAGAGTCTTTACTACCACTTGCTATTATAAAAAATAGTAAGGAACACGGGTAATGACCGTTCTCAATGGTAAAAATGTAAAGAATTGGACAATCCGCAACCAATAAAAATTGGTTCAGAGACTAAATGGCAATGGGCTTGAGGAGAACATGCGAAAGTATCTCCGATGATGGCTTAAGATATAGTCCAGCTTCAAAGAAAGTTTGAAGATGAATTCTGGGACTTATGCAACTTTAAAGATAGAGTTGAACAGCAGGCTGGATACAAACAGTGATACCTGCTAGTTTGTGAAAATGGTCACAAGCAACACTTGTAAATTGCGGGAAAACCCTTAGAAATCTTACTACCACTTGTTATTCTATAACAAGGAACACAGTTAATAGCTGTTCCCAATGGTAAAAATGTAAGAGATTGGGCAATCTGCAACCAAATAAAAAGGTTCAGAGACTAAAATAAGTGGGTGATATTATCAATGATAATATTGCTTAAGATATAGTCCTTCTTTTGAGGAAACTTGAAAGATAAAGAGGTCGCTTACGGTGCTTAAGGAAATCTTGGGCATCAACAGCAGGCGGGACAAAACCCGTGCGACCTGCTAGTAATTGACAGGGGGTCAATTGCGAGACTACCAAACTGCGGGGACTTCCTTAGAGCTCTTACTACCACTTAGATATTACGTATCTAATACTATAAGATAGCAACTTATGGCATGGTAAAAATGTAAGAGATTGGAAAATTCGCAGCCAAATTACAATTCATATAAAGAATTACTGCACAAATACAGATAGAAACAACCATACACATGGATAACGGAGATATTTACATACTAACAAGTCCTTCAGGTAAGTCATATATTGGACAAGCGGTTTGTTATTTGCCATCTGGTAAAAACATGGATATAAATTTAGATGGAACCAACACGTATATGAGGCTTTGAAATTTAAACAATGTTCAGTTGCTTTGGATAATGCTATCAGAAAGTATGGATATGATAATTTCAAAGTGGAACTTTTAAGGACATGTAAAGTTGATGAGCTTGATATGTGGGAAAGCCATTATATTAACGAGTTCCAAACTTTTCATCCAAATGGATACAATCTTACATCGGGAGGCAAATCTAATTGTCGTCAAAGTGATGCCACTAAGGAAAAACGAAGAGTTTCAATGATGGGCAAAAACAAAGGCAAGGTTTTGCCAAAGAGGACTAGAAAACGAGACAATGATGTAGATTTACCCAAGTATGTTCGTTATATATGTGATACCAATGTAGTTGGTAAAGAAGGATATCGTATATCACATCATCCTTTATTAAAAGACAAATGCTTTGTTAGTAAGGCACTAACTCTATCTGAAAAATTAGAACTGGCATTGCAGTATTTAAATAGTAGTGATACTAATGAAATGAATTGAAAATGGTTCAACGAGTAGATGGTAGTCGGGGTTCCTTGCGAACTCTTAAGGTGTACTCTAATGTTGTAATGAAAATTACAGCAATATATGCAAGATATTTACTTAACCGGGAATCCTCAAATTACCTTCTTCAAGGTAATTTACCGCAGACATACAAATTTCTCAATGGAGTCTATTGAACAAACCTTCAATGGGTCAGCCGATTGGGGAAAGAAGGTCAACTGCACCATCAGCCGTAATGGTGATTTGATTCATCGTATGTACCTTCGTGTAACTCTTCCATCAGTCACCGTTGAGGCTGGAAAGTGCTTCAGGTGGTTGAACTGGCTCGGTCACATTCTTGTGAAGAATGTTGAGATCAAAGGTCTCTAAAAGCACATAAAGTGCTAGTTACTTGGTAATAAAACTATGTTCTCCACCTCCTAAATAATAGTTTTAAACACACCAAGTAGCAACATTACCAAATTGCTGGAAAGTTCTAAAGCTTAGGATACCACATCAACAAAAATACTTGTTGGTGTCAGATATTAAAAATCTCTGAGGGTGAAAATTCCTAAGATAAAAGAAATTTTGAAGATTTCTTGAAATGGACAATCAGCAACGAAAGTATCAATTGATATATTGATACGACGTTCAACGACTAAATGGTAGTGGGTGATACATATGCAATGTATTGCTTAAGATATAGTCTGGCCTTGTTGAAAAACAAGGATAAATCCGCGAAATCGGGGGGCAAAGAATTGATAAGCACTACGGAGATTAAATTGGTCTCTAAAAGCACTTCAAATTAGTGCTAGTTACTTAAAGAAGTCTGTAAAAATTGAAAAAGAATATCCACCTCCCACAGTTTTATACAGACACATATAAGTAGCGACATTACCAAATTGCGGGGACTTCCTAAAGTCTTCTAATAAAGATACAATGACAACCAAAGTATGTTCAAAATGTAATATTGACAAATCAATTGATAGTTATGGAACTTATTTCGATAAAAGGTATGAAAAGACAAAAACGAGAGGCATTTGTAAGGAATGTCGTGTTCGTATTGAAGGAGAAAGAGCGAAAACTCAAAGACCTAAACGAAATGAGTCAACTAGGACATGGAAAGGCAAGAACAAAGAAAAAATAAGAGATTATGAACGTGAACGTGTAAGGACAAAACGTCAAGAAGATGTCCAATACAGATTATGTTCTGATGTGTCAGGAAGAACAAGAAGTATGCTGAATGCTAAGAACCAACTCAATCATTCTAATCTCATAGGATGTTCACCTAAAGAATTCAAAGCTTGGCTTGAGTATCAATTTGATGAACATATGAACTGGGAAAATTATGGTGAATATTGGGAAATTGATCATGTAATCGCATTAAGCTTGTTTGACTTGGTATATAAATCACAACAAGTTCTTGCTTGTAATTGGACTAATGTAAGACCTCTAAAATGTTTGGATAACAAATTAAAATCCAATAGCATTGAAAAACATATAATGTTTGAACATATGAATAAATTAGCAAGTTTTGTATCTTTATCCGGGTACCAAACCAACATAGATACTTGTTGGTGGCAAAGACATATTCTTTGGTATGGTAAAAACCCCGAGAATGATGAAAATTATAAAGATTTTCTGAAATGGACAATCCGCAACGAAAATATTGATGAGGATGAATTGTCATCTCTTATTGTATAATCGTTCAACGACTAAATGGTAATGGGTAGTATATTTTTTTATACTGCTTAAGATATAGTCTGGCTTTGTTTGAAAGACAAAGACAATCCGTGGCTCCACATCTGGAACGAGCTCACCCAAACTGCTGGCCACCAACTTGGTTATGCCAACATGGTTGGAAACACCCCCCACCTTACCACCCTTCGTAAGGTGTATTCCGGTGAGACCTCTCAAACTGTCCCAGGTGAGGTTCTTTATGTTCCATTCGAGTTCTGGTTTAACAGAAATCCCGGCCTTTGATAAGAGCAAGGGCCAAAAAGTACATTCCTATCAAAAAGCGTATATGATAGGTAAGCAATTAAATGGCACGCAAAATCCTTAAGACTTTCCACCTCCACAAAGTGAAAAGGATTTAAAGCCATAAGTACTAGTGATTGTATATACATTACAATTGCAACAAAACCAAATTGTTCGGGAAAGTCCTAAAGCTGTAAATAGGGTACCAAGGTGTAAGTGAGAGCTTGCACTGGCTGAGAGACAAACTCAGGTATGGTAAAAAACCCACAGATGTTAATGGACAACCCGCAACCAATCAGCATCATGCTGTAGGTTCAGAGACTACATGGTTTTGGGTCTATTTATAAAATAGGCTTAAGATATAGTCCACTCCTCAGCCGAAAGGCGAGGTATACAGGTGCTCTTCCCCTTATTGCCTTAAATGCTAGGGCATAAAAGCATAGTTCCTGTTTGAAATGCATATAAAACAGGTAATCAACTAAGTGGAATGCAATCTAATCGACCACCTCCCAAATGATGATTAGATATCCACATGTGCTAGTAGTTATATATACATTATAACTGCAACATAACCAAATTGCGAAAAAATCCTAAAATCGTTTAAAGACTATTTGAATTAGTATGTATAATAGGAAACAAAATGAAGACGTGTTGTAAGTGCAAAAAAGAACAACCGAACGAGAATTTCGGAAAATTGAAATCTTCAAAAGATGGTTTAAGATATGACTGTAAAGATTGTAGAAAAGAGTATCGAAATCTGAACAAAGAACATATCAAAACCAAAAATAAGACATATTATGAAATGAATAAGGACAATTTACTTGACAAAAATCGTAAGTATAGAGAAGATAATATAGTTTCAATTAATGCTCAACGCATGGAATATCGTGCAAATAACAAAGAACGTATCAAAATGAGAAACAAGGAATATCTTCCGAAAAGAAAACAACAAATAAAAGTAAGACGACAAGTAGATAAAGGTTTTCAATTAAAAGAACTTTTGAAGACAAGAATGCACAAAGCACTGAAAAGTAATTATCAATCAAAAACGGTTGAAACCTACATAAATTGTAATGTTAAATGTTTAAAACAATGGCTTGAATTTCAATTTGACGATAAGATGAATTGGGGTAATCTTGGAACATATTGGGAAGTAGATCATATCCTTCCAATTGCACGCTTTGATTTGAACAAAAAAAGTGAGCAAGATATATGTTTTAATTGGACAAATTTACAACCATTATTCAAAACAGAGAATAAATTCAAGTCTAAGAAGATAATTCCACATTACTATTTTAACTCAATTGTTTCTATTCACAGATTTATACAAAAAACTAATTCTAATAGTCAAGGGTACCAAAGCATAAATAAGAGTTTATGCTGGCTGAGAGAAAAACTCGGGTATGGTAAAAATCCCAACGAATAATTATGGATAATTTGCAGCTGATTTTCTATTAATAGAAAAGAGTTCAGAGACTATACGGTTATGGGGCTTAAAAGCCTTAAGACATAGTCCACTCCCTTTAAAATATGTCGAAAGACAGGGTATATAGGTGCAATACCACGAGGTCAAGGTTAACCTTGAGTTCCGTGAGCTATCTGACTGCTACTTCGCTGGTACCGTTGCATCCAACGGTACCGTGACCGCTGCTTTGTCCGCTGTCACTCCAGGTTCCCTTGGAACCACTTCTCTCTTCGTTGATTATATCTACCTTGATACCGATGAGAGGAGGAGGTTTGCTCAAGTATCCCACGAATACCTTATTGAGCAACTTCAATTCACCGGTGATGAGAGCACATCCTCTCTATCAAACAAGGTGAAACTCAACTTCAATCACCCAGTTAAGGAATTGATTTGGGTAGTACAACCAGACGACCATGTTACCTCCTCAAGCTCTGAGGGATACATGGGTAAGCAATGGTTCAACTACACTGATGCTTGGGACCTATCATACAAGACTGGTGCTGCATCAGCTCTCTCCACCACTGGTGCCTTCACTGGTTCCAACGCCGTCCTTGTCAACAACGTTGATGCCCAAGCAGGTTCCATGCCAGGTGTTGCTGCTGGTGGTGCCAACAACGTTTACATCCCAGTGTCCTTCGAGAACGGAACCAACCCAGTGTCATCCGCTAAGATCCAACTTAACGGACACGACAGGTTCTCCGAGCGCGATGGTCGTTACTTCAATCTTGTACAACCATACCAACACCACGAGAATGTGCCAAGCCAAGGTATCAATGTATACTCCTTCGGTCTCAAGCCAGAGGAGCATCAACCATCTGGAACTTGCAACATGTCTCGTATTGATAACGCAACTCTTCACCTCAACCTTACTGCTGCTTCAGTCAACAGCAGGTCTTGCAAGGTTAGGGTTTACGCAGTCAATTACAATGTTTTAAGGATAATGTCAGGAATGGGAGGCCTTGCATACAGCAATTAAAAGTGTTTATTCTTTATGATATAATTGTATTTAAATCATTTTTTTGATTATTCATAATAAAATGAAGTATTTGTGTTATTTTTGTTCAATTACAGGTGGTTAAAAAATTATATAAGGGTTTTGCTCTTAAAGAATATAAAACAATTACAATGGATTTGTTGAAAGCCTTCAATATTGCTGATGAAAATGTCCAAATCAATATTAGGGGAACACCAAACAAACCTCTATTTCAAGCAAATCAAATAGGAACTATGTTAGGTATAGCTAAGATTCACAACACAATCCGTGATTTTGATGAAGATGAAAAGGATACCCATACTGTGGGTACCCTTGGTGGTCCTCAAAATGTTACATTTTTAACTGAAATGGGGTTGTATCGACTTCTTGGTATGTCAAGGAAACCTATAGCCAGAACCTTTCAAAAATGGGTTTGTAATGTATTGATTGAAATAAGAGAAAACGGAAAATATGAACTCCAACAACAAAATGAAATTGATAGAAAACTATCCAAACAGCAAGAACGTCTTGCAATACACAACAAATTATTTTCAGCGTTTGATAAAAAGAAAGTTGTATATACTTGTTGGCTTGAGGATTTGGATGAAGAGTTTTCCGTCATAAAAATTGGACATACTGATGAGTTATCATCGCGTGTACCAAATATCATAACCAATCTTGGAAATTGTAAGTTAATTGACGTTTTTGAAGTTGATTATAATAAAAAGTGTGAAAGAAAAACTCACGATGATCCTAGAATATTTCAGTTTAAGTATAAGGATATAATAAACAATAAAAATACATCAACAGAGACTTATAAAGTAAACAATGAAATATACAAAGAAGTTTTAAAAGTAATTCATGAAAAAAAAGAATACTATTCTAAAATAGATTACGTTGAAATACTTGAAATAGAAAAAATTAAATTAAAACGCAAAGAGTTGGAATTTGAAATTGCCAAAACAAAGAGTGTTGTCATAAGTGATGAAGGAAGTTCTTCAAACAACATTGAAGAGAATATGTCTGTAATTATTGATGATAGTTCCTCTGATTCTGATAGTGATATATCAGTAGAACATATGATAAAAACAAGAAAGCAAACAAGAAGTCCTCGTATTCAACAATATGAACCCATACCAAAGTCAAATGAATTTAGATTAATAAAAACCTATGAAAGTATCATTGATGTTATACGTGACAATGAAGAATTTTCAAAAGGTGGTTTGAAACCTGCTTGTATAAATAATACGTTATACAAAGGATTCCGTTGGTTTTCTCTTGATAGACAAAAGGATATTAAGGAATATAAGATACCACCTACAACTGATATTCGTGAAGTGTCACGTGAACTTGTTGCTATGTTGAATATTGATAAGAATAAAATTGTTCAAGTTTTTCCATCCATAAAGGATGCAAGTGAAGCAAGACATTTTAGGTCTCTTGCAGCAATTTGTAAGGCTATCAAAAATGGAAGTCAATCAAGTGGACATTATTGGATTAGATATAATGATTGTGTGGAAAAACTTAAAGTTGAATATGAGAAAGATAATATACTTCCTGAAAAACCACCAAAGGTTAATGGTGTAAGAGTTCAACAAATAAGCATGGAAAAAGATAGAAAGGTAATCAAAGAATACACATCCATTAGCGATGTAACAACAAAATTTCAAATGTCAAGAACTTCATTAAAAAATGCCAATAAAAATAACACACCACATAATGGATATTTTTGGAAAATTATCAAATAATATAGATTTTTTGATTTTGAATATAGTTTACATAAAAGTATTATTCAATATCTAATGCATCATTAAATCTATTATAAAAATCATTCATGATTTCAAAGCTCGATTCAGTTATTATCTTGTCATCTAACAGAGGAACATTAGGATATTTTTCATCCACAAGTATATTTTCTATTATTTTTTGATAATCTTCAACATGTTTGATTTTTAAATTCAAAGTTTTGGATAAATTTTCCAGATTGTAGTCATATGTATTACTGCTAATTATCATTTCCAAATTTGCCCAATATTGATTTGGACATAATACAACATACATTTTATTTCTAGATGACGCTAATTTATCAAGTGAAGATTTGAAAAGATTATGCACATCTGACACACATTTAACAACATCGTCTAAACTTTCAACATCTTTTATAATAAAGTCATAATGTTCACCTGTTGTTGGAAGTATCCATTTTATTTTTTTACAATGTTGTGATACGTATGCATTCATAATATAATGATCAACATCTCGAAACATTGATTCAATATTCAGTTCTTCACAAGTAAGTGGAATAATATCGTTAAATCTATTTGGATTCTCCATAATGTGTGTTTCAAGTCTATGTATTTGTTTATTGTCAAGAATCGTAGGAAGGAATTCTTTATATATATTAAAAACTCTTCTATTATATACTGAAAATGGTCTAAAATCTCCTTCATCCATACATAAAAATGATACATATACACAAGTGTCTTTTTCAATATTTGGTGTTAAATGATAACAATATTTTACATTTATTGGATATTCAAATAAATCTTTATCATATTTTCTCTCTTTTCTACATTTGTTTTTCAAGTGGTTTATTATTAAATTATTACTCTTCTCAATATTATATAACCTTTCATTTATCATATCAAACACTGCAATAAGTTTCTCACTATTTGTTAAATCCATTTCAAAGTTGTTTACGTAATCTTCTTGCTTTAAATATAAAGGCTTGTCAATTTTTTAAATCAGTTTACAAAATTGCTATATTGTTATAAATTCCATATAAGTTTAGGTTATCTTAGAGTTTTAGTAGAGTTCTTGTTCTTAAAAATGGTGAAACTTAAATATAACAGCATATTGTTGGAAGAAATCATTACACGTGATAAATGTAATATTGATATTGAAAACTTTAAACATGTGTCGAACCGAGAAGTTTCAATTGAGTTCATATGTAATTGTGGAAATAACGCAAAAAAAGTTTTCCGTGAAATGTATGAAAGAGGTGCCTACTGTGGTGAATGTATGCTTGGAATAAAAAAAGAAAGAACCAGGCAAACAAATTTATTGAAGTATGGTGTTGAATCTCACAATAAATTGAGTTACATAAAAGAAAAGAAAAGACAAACATATATGATAAAATATGGTGTTGAAAATCCATCTCAATTAACAGTCGTGCAAGATAAAAAACGACAAAATTCATTAAAAATGTACGGGGTCATACATCCTTCACAATTAAAAGAGGTTCAAAAGAAAAGAATGGAAACATGCTTAAGTAAATACGGAGTGAAATGTTCTCTTCAGGCAAGTGATATAAAAAATAAGATAAAAACTACAAATGTCAAAAAGTATGGTGTGGAGTATCCTATGCAATCTAAAGAAGTAAGACAAAAATCCAAAAAAACTTGTTTGGATAATTATGGTGTAGAATATGTTTCGCAAGTCAAAGAAGTACGAGAAAAGAAAAAGAAAACTTGTATGGAAAAATTTGGTGTTCAATATCCAATGCAGTCTGAAGATATAAAAGAAAAGTCAAAACAAACATGTATGATGAATTTAGGCGTTTTGTATCCTATGCAATCACTCTTGGTGCAAGAAAAATCAAAACACACTTGTTTAAATAATTTTGGTGTTGAATATCCCATGCAATCAATTTTGGTACAAGAAAAATCCAAACACACGTGTTTAGAGAAATATGGTGTAGAATATGTTTCGCAAGTCGAAGAAATACGAGTAAAGCAAAAACACACTTGCTTAAATAATTTTGGTGTTGAATATCCCATGCAATCAACTTTAGTACAAGAAAAATCCAAACACACGTGTTTAGAGAAATATGGTGTAGAATATGTTTCGCAAGTTCCAGAAATTTTAGAAAAACAAACTCGAAGTGCATTCCAGTATAAGGAGTATTATTTCCCTAGTGGTGAACTTAGATTAGTCCAAGGATACGAACCGTTTGCATTACAATATCTTATTGAGCAAGAATATACATCAATTGATATTATAACTGAGAGAACCAAAGTTCCAGAAATTTGGTATGAAGATAATGAAATTAGACGTCGTTATTTTCCTGATATTTACATCCCAAATGAAAATCGTATTATTGAAGTCAAAAGTAATTGGACTTATGAGAAAGACAAAGAAAAAAACACATTGAAAGCAGAAGCGTGTAAACAAGCAGGGTATTTATTTGAATTTTGGGTATTTGATGGAAAAGGAAATAATACAATTATAGTTTGATTTTTATATGTTTTTCTCAAAGCGAGTCGACTATACATCCACATATCATCTCTTTTTCATCAATTGTACATCTTGTAAGAGTGTCACGTATGTCATTTTCATATATATGTGAACGTGAAGGAGACATACGCATAAAAGAAGCTGGATTGAAGATATTGTTATAGATGTAATATGGCATGTGTCCTTCATATGTTAACCTCGAGAACTTTTGTAAATCACAATTGCTCATTTCTCGCAGACAAGATACAATATGGTTGTCCATATGTCTGTGTTTACATATCATATTTATATTTGTGTTACTAAACGCATTTGATGTTTATATTGATTAACACTGAACACAATCATAATTTGTGTTTGTTCTCAACATAAAAACAAATATGTATTATAGTAGCAATGTCCGCTTGTCTTCGTTATAAATTAAAACAATCTTTTATAGATTATTTTCAATTAAATCAAATAGACAATACAGTATATCATTCTCAACTTCATGAATACTTAGTAAAACAAATAATGGAATCTGCAAATCCACAAGAAAAAGCTTTAGAGATATGGAATATGTTTGTAGTTCCAATACACGAAAATATGTGTCAAGTAAAGAAAAATAGAATAAATAAATATACAGAAGAAATATACAAACGTGATAATATTCATTATACTCTAAATGTATTAGGTTGTGTAGGAGTTAGTCCGTTTTGTCATACTTGAACAACAAGAAAAGGAGGAGGTATATGAAATTGTTTTGTTGTAGGGTCTATTATATATTGTTCTGTTTCTTTATCAACATACAGAACCCAATGTAAAAAACCCACAATTTGAATATCAGTTGTGGTTTTGACATAAATATTATTGTTGTGATAAGTATATTTTATACCTTTGATTGATGTGCATTCTATAGGTATTTTATTGCATGTTATTGGTGATTTATTAGCCAGCTCAATTGCATGTTTCTGAAAGTCATTTATATTATTAAAACAACAAACACAATTGTTGCATTCTTTATAGTAAAGAAAAAAAATTTATTTAAGATATGGTGCTGTTTTTTATAAAATAATGTGTGATGACTGAAAACACTACAGAAGATACTTATTTTGAGAAACGTTTGTGGCCAAAATTACAGGAATACAGCATGTATGATGATTTGGATAAAGGACGGGATGAATGGGAACGCATAATTGACAAAGATATACCATTATTCATATTTACACCAATACAAATGGAAGAAATTGTTCCTATTTTAGAAGATAAGTATCGTTTTGTTAAAAACAAAGATATTGGCAAATGTCAGTGTGGACAAAATATAATACAACATTGTTTGATCAAAAACAATAATACAAATTATATATGTTGGATTGGAAATGAATGTATAGAACGGTTTGATGGAAAACATTTAAATAAAATGGAAGTAAACAGAACAAAAAGTATTATTAAATACTTAAACAATATAGAAGATGCCGTAAAGATTGATAAAAAAATAAAATTGTTGACGACTGATAAGACTGAAACAAAAGGGGACATATTTAATGACACTGCAACTATATTTGATAATTTGAATAATAGAGAACCTATACCAAATGAAGACTTGAAAGAATTATATAAAATTTGCAAAATTCCAAATGAAAAACAAATGAACATTTTGCAACATTACCCGGTTTTTCATGATGTTATAGAAAATCTGGAAACAAACTATAACAAACGAATTATTACTACTAAACGAAATGGAGAATACTATATTAATTTGGATACTATGAAAGAACTAAATGATGTCATTAAAATGAATTTAAAATTACATTCCAAATACACATCTTACATTGATTCTATTGATATTCATACAATCGTACTTAACCAAGGCAATGAAAACTTGAAGCATGATTATTTAGATCATAACAAACCATCAGAAAACAACAAACACTACCATAAAGACATTAATAATTTGTCATGGAAACTTGTAAGAGAAACGCGATTTTGTCCTTGTTGTCAAGATGAATTCGATGTGTCTATACCAGCCCAATCAAACTTAATGTTATGTAAAACATGTTATGTCAAAGATTATCTAGATACTGAAGTGACACCATTGTTAAAAGTTAAAATTAGAATAAAGGAAAGTCAACCAATTGTAAATAATTATAACATTACTAATATCATGATGACTAATTGGATTTGCACAGAACCTTTATATGTTCCAATTAGATGTAATGAGGAAAACTGCAAGAACTATGGTCAAGAAAAGTGTAACATAAATACTTTGAAAAAACTAACTAGTTATTCTTGTTGGAGATGTAATTTTGTGAAGTTTTTGAAAGGCAACGATTACTACAAACTCTTTGATTTTCCTCGCCAAAAATTAAAACCACCAATTAAAACATCTTTTTCTGACATAGGAATTCTTTCATATAAATGTAAAAAATGTAACCGTATAAAAACAAAACCTGTAGATATGAAAAGTTTGTTAAGAAAAGGTTGGAATGTAAAATATCATGATTTGTGTTTAGAATGCTACAAGAAGAAATAAGTTATAAATATTATATTATTGTTCAAAGAAAGATTTCCTATCATTTAAAACAACAATAATGTAGTTATTTTCTATTTTTTCAACATGTAAAAAGTAATCGTCTAAATATTTGTGAACAATTTCAATATATTTTTTTGGAACATATCCACATAGTTTATTATCTTGTGTTGATATTGCTATTGCATTTGTATCATATTTATTATTTTCATCTGGTTGGAGTACAAGTTTGTTTCCAACAGATAATTCTGAATTATCATAAAAGGATGCACCTGCTATATGAAATGATAATGGGACATCTCTATAATTTTTGTTATGATAATAATGTTGTGCATACTTTTGACCAGTGTAAGGCATTGTATTACATATAACAATATTACATTATTATTGTTTCAAACAAAGAGAAGAAGTTGAATTATACCCAACAGACCTTTTGGAATATATAAAGATAACTTATTATCATATTTGTTTATAAGTCAATTATAAAATTTGAATTTGTTAATACATAGTTAATAATTAAGTGAGACAATTTATATGAAATTGGACATAACAATGTCTTCAAACCATTTAAATAATGGTTTCAAACTTGAAACAAATGATATAAAGAAACTTTTACGGATTCTCACTGTTGATATGATGTTTCAACTTCTATCTTTAACTTCAAATTGTCTAAAGTTTTGGAAGTGGATTGATAGAAGTCAAATAAGTTCAAAGGATTACCTTTATAAATCCTATGATATGATTATTGATTCCTGGACAAAATTCAAATGTACTGGTCATGGTGCTATTGAACTTGGAACTGTAAAAAACATATCAGGATTATCATTAGAACAACGACTTTTTGGATTAGAAAGTAAAATATTATCACAAAACGAAGTGTTTCTCAAAATGAACATTGATGAATACTTGGAATTGGTGTCTCATCTAACAATAAAAGTTCATGGTGTAACAAGTTTATTTTATCTTCAAAACATTAAAAGTTTTGATTGTACTGTGAAAAGCAAGCACTTCACAAAAACTACAATTGATAATGTGATGTGGTACTTCACATATTGTAGTGTTCAAGGAGGACCGAATTCAAGAGGAAGTCCAACTTATTTGAAAATTGAACCAGATATGTCCAATATACGTTTGGATGAAGATGATGAAATCAATGAAGTTCTTATAAAGAAAGAACTAAGGAAACAAAAAACACAAATTTTGGGTAATCTTCAAAAAGTAATACATGCTAAAGAATACTTTCAATTTAATCATATGGGAAAGATATGTCTATTAGAGTGTTTTCACTTTTTACTTGGGACAACCCCAAATGACCTACAAGGACACTCTAATTACCAAAACATAATC